GCGGCGGTGCCGGCGTGGATCGCGGTGCCGAGGGCGGCGTTGCCGGAGGACGGCATGCGCAGGCCGACGATGTTCTGGAAGTACCAGCGGTGGGCACAGTCGAAAAGCGACGGCCACGAGCTGGCGCGGATGGTGGCCAGCGGTTCGGCCGGGAGGCGTTCGGGGGCATTCATGGTGCTGATCTCCTTCAGATGGTGAGTTGAGCCAAGCGCCAGGCATTGCGGATGCTGTGGCCGCGGCGCAGGTAGAAAAGGAAGTCGCCGAGGAACTTGCGCATCACGCGGCCCTCGGCATGGGGGAAATCGGGCGGGCGCAGAGGGTCAGGCCCTCGGGCGGCACGACGCCGTCGTCGTCGAAGAAGATCTCCATGGCCTTGACGATGGCGTCACAGGAGGACGCGGCCAGGACGTTGAGTTCTTCGGGCTTGGCGCAGGTCCTGATCGTGACCACGAACGGGCGCAAGGGGATCGGCTGCGGCGCGTAAGGCGCCAGGACCTGACGGAACAGCAGATGGACGTTGCACATGGGTCGCTCCTCGTAAAATCTGCGTAAAAAACAGAATACGAGTGCAGAATATGTTGCATTTCAATCTGTGTCAAGCGCAGATTTTGTGCACAAATGGAAAAGCCCGCACGGCGGCGGGCTGGAATGGAAAAGCGGGGGCGGGTTAGGTCAGCGGCGCGCTTTGCGCCATTCCCATGGGGGCGTCGGGGCGCTATCGGCCCACAAGCCGCGGCGCTCGGCCCGGGCGGTATCCTGCAGCGGGTAGAGGTCTGGATCGGTCACGTAGCGGTCATAGACCCAGGCGAAGCCCCGCCGCACCTGCTCGGCGTTGGCGTCGATTTCCGTCTTTACACCAGGTGTAAAGCAGTAAATCCGGCCGATGGTTCGACCGTATCGGTCGCGTCCTTGGGAGGCAATGCGCGCCTGCTTCCCGAAGCACAGGTCGGAAAGGGATTGCTTCGATTTCGCGCCGAAGGGCTGGGCTTTCTCGGGCGCGTCGATCTCGGCGAGGCGAACCTTCACCTGCTCGCGACTCTGGCACAGGGCGGTAATGGTGTCGCCGTCGGAGACCCCGACGACCTGGCAGGACAAGTCGGCGGCAGATGCTGCGGTACAGGCGGACACGGCAACAGCCGCTGCGCGGATGCGCAGCGGGATCATTCAATCTTGAGCAGCTGAGTGAGCTTTTCGCTATCCGCCCTGATCTCGTCGGAAATGGTCTTGTTTGACGTCAGCTCGTCGAGTTCGCTCTCACACTTTTCGAGGTTGGTCATGCATGGTGAATCCTTCTGCAGTCGCCTGCCAAGAACGTAACCGCCAATCAGGGACTGAGCTTCTGTCCTTGGGAGAGCAATCTCTCCGGCGAAGAACCGATCGACTTTCTTCTCGATTGAAGCAGCACGTCCCATCAAATACTGACTGAACCGCTGGCAGTTCGTTGTGGTGCTAACCGGACCTATCTTCGGACCAGATTTACACACGAGATAGACGAGCGAGCCCTTCGACAGAGACGCCGCGCCCTCCGTACCGTCGCTATTGAGGTGAGCTTGCATGCCCAGAGGAGCCCCTTTCGCCCGCAATGCGAGATAGCCCTTGCCGGTGACGCCCTTATTGATGCTATCGACCTTTCCTGTGATTAGAATCGTTTTGCCCTTGTACTTGTTGTCAGCGGCTATCTCGTTCGCGTCATAGTCGTTAGCGTATGTGTCCGCGCTCACCATCATGTCGACGCCGCTCGACGCCAGGGCCTGATCGAGCGCGATCAGCGTGTCGTGTCCGAGAACGGCATTCATGATCTCGTCGGCGTAGATGCGTTTTGCGAACTGGACCCCTTCTGGATTCAAAGAGACGCGCTGAGGAGCGTCGCTTGACTGATTCTTCTTGGCGCTGCCATGACCGTCACTAGAGGAAGGGCCGCATGCGGCGAGGCCAATTATGCAAATAGTGGCGAGGCCGATCTTGATGTCGCGATTCATCACAGTCTCCTGAAATTCCCTGGTTTGAAGTTTGGGCACCACGCGCAGTCCTTCGACACTGCGACAGCCTGGATCTGATCGGCCGAACTCACATCGTGGCTTCGGTCGAGCCGGAAATAGATCGCACCCGCATAGGTGAGATTCCGACATGGAAGCATGTACTCTCCGAAGCGCGTTCGCTTCGTGCCAGCGGCATTGCCGATTATGACACCTGTCGGCGCCAGCTCTATCCGGTCATCACTGTCAGCGAACGGATTGCTGATTACCTGATGGCAGTGGGCTCGATAGTCGTTACAGGCCGCCGCCGTCAAGTAGCAATTGATCGCCTGTTCAGTTGAGTGCGCGCTATAGAGAAGCTTCCCAGCCGCATAAATCTGGGTGCTCTTCCAACTCTTGATGTAGCGGAGAAGCGCGAGCGCCCGTGACATGTGCAACCGGTCGGCCGCAAATGCGGCGAGGTGGAGAATGGATTTCCCAAGCGCCAGTTCCGCGTACTTGCTACCCAGCATCGCAAGCTCTACCGCAGCGCCGTAGTTTGGGGAAGATGTCTTCGAGAAAGCGATGGCGAGCGGATGCGACAACGAGTCGGCGATGAGATCGACGTCACCTGCCTGGGTAATCGCCAGTGCGCCATTCATCGTTTTCGATACCTCCGGTGCTCGACCATCGTCCCGATGATGTGGATGTGCGTCAGGTCGGACCTCATAGATGGGTAGTCTTCGTTCAGCGGCACGAGCTCGAACACCTGCCTGCCCTGCTCATTCATGCCCCGGGGGCGGTACTTCTTGAAGGTGGCCTCGTTCTCGCCGTTCTTGGCCACGACGTAGTCGCCGGGCAAGGGAGGGACAAGCGGGTCGATGATAACTGTATCCCCTTCACGGAACTCTGGCAGCATGGAATCGCCCTTGATCTTGAGCGCGAAGGCGTTGGCCGACAGGTCGAGGTCAGTCAGCATCCATTCGTCCGCATCGCCTAGCGCGTAGGGATCGACGGCCTCGGTCATGTGCCCGGCCTGGACGTAGCTGACCAGCGGGATGCGACGCGTACCGAGCGGAACCTGGGTGACGTTGCTTTCTCTTTCCGCACCTGAGAAAAGGTCGGCAACCGAACAGCCAAGGGCCTGCGCAATCTTGCGGAGCGTCTCGTCGCTGTATCCCTGCTTCCCTCTTTCCAGGCGGGAAAGGTTCCCATTGTCGCCGCCGATCTGGAATGCCAGCTCCTCCAGCGTCATTCCCAGAGCTTTGCGGCGCCGCCGAATTTCGCCACCGACTGCGGCGTTTCCCTTGTTGGTATCCATGCCGGAATTTTCGCCGGGAGTTTGCGTAATGCGCAAAGTCTCAAAAACAGATTTTGCTTGACTGTCTTTCTGTGTATGGCGCAGAATTTCGCCCACACCATTCCCAACGAGGTTATGCATCGTGAACTCCCCTTTGAAACGAGCACGCCTGAAGCACGAAAAGACGCTCCAGGAAGTTGCTGACGCTGTCGGCATCGACACCGGGAACCTGTCGCGCATCGAGCGCGGCCTTCAGACCCCGTCGAAGGAACTCACCGAGAAGTTGGCCAAGTACTTCGACGGGGAAATCACCGAGCTCCAGATCATCTATCCCGAGCGTTTCGCAGCTGGGGACGAATCTACCGGCTCTGAATCCACCGCAAAACCACAGGAATAAGGGGAGCGTTGTGGAAATGAGAAAAGCCTATCTGTCCATGATCCGGGCATTCCCTGGGGGCTGGGATGCCATGGCCGGCGCCCTCGGCATGAGCCGGGACGCCCTGGAGAACCGCATCTACGAGCGCAAGGGCCAGTCGGTGCTTGTCGAGACCGCGCTGCAGATGCAGCAGTTTTCATCCACTACCCATTTCGCCGAAGCCGTGGCCCAGGTTTCCGGCGGCCTCTTCATGAGGCTGCCCGAGCAGAGCAGCGAGGACCGCGAGGAGCTGCTGGCCAAGTTCAACGAGCTCTATTCGAAGCTCGGCGACCTCTCGACCAAGTTTCGCGAGTACGTGAAGGACGACGAGATCGACCGGCGGGAGCGCCAAGACCTGACCGACGTCGGGCAGAACATCCACCGCACCGTCGAGGAACTGCTCGCCCTCACCTTCCAGATTTACTGCCGACCAGGGCAGCGCTGATCGAACACCAGAAAGGGGGCTGGAACATGCACAAATCCAAGGTTCAAGGGGTATGCCTTCCCCATTTCTACTCTACCGGCCTGCGCCGCCCGCCGGCATCCAGCAAACCCGGTGTTTTCGCTACGCAGAACGCCGTATTTCACGCGGAGGGCGCATGAGAACGGCAATCCGCGAGACATCACGCGCCGCCTATCAGGACTTGCGCGACACCGGCCGGCTCGGCAAGCAGCAGCAGACCGTCCTCGGGAAGGTTCAGCCAGGCCGCGACTACTCGTTGCGCGAACTGGCCGCCCTGACCGGGCTGGAAATCAACGCCGTCAGCGGCCGGGTCAATGACCTAAAGAAGCTGAACCTGCTCGTCGAGGGCGAGAAGCGCGCCTGCACGGTGACCGGAAAAACAATAACCCCGGTGAAGTTGCCGGCGAAACAAGGGGAGCTTTTTCAATGAACGAGCACGCCGACTATCTCGCTTTCCTGAGGCAAAAGATCAAGCTGGCGTCGTTCGCCGGCTTCGAGATCGACGACGCAGAGATCAATCCGATCCTCAAGCCGCACCAGCGCAAGATCGTTCAGTGGGCGGTGCAGGGCGGAAATCGTGCCATCTTCGCCAGCTTCGGCCTGGGCAAGTCGGTGATGCAGATCGAGGTCACACGCCTGGTGCAGAAGAACGCGGGTGGCAAGGTACTGATCGTTTGCCCCCTCGGCGTGCGCCAGGAGTTCAAGCGCGACGGCGCCATGCTCGGCATGCATTTCGAGTTTATCCGCCGGCCGGAAGAGATGATCGATGGCCAGGACTTCTACCTGACCAACTACGAATCCATCCGCGACGGCCGGCTTGATCCGAACCTATTCACGGTGGTCAGCCTCGATGAAGCCAGCGTGCTGCGCAGCTACGGCAGCAAGACCTATCAGGAGTTTCTGCCGCTGTTCGGCGGCGTGAAGTTCAAGTTCGTGGCCACGGCGACGCCGAGCCCGAACCGCTACAAGGAGCTGATCCACTACGCCGGATTCCTCGGGATCATGGACACCGGTCAGGCTCTTACCCGTTTCTTCCAGCGCGACAGCACCCAGGCCAACAACCTGACGCTGTACCCGCACAAGGAGCGTGAATTCTGGCTGTGGCTCAACAGCTGGGCGATCTTCCTGCAGAAGCCGTCCGACCTCGGCTTCGACGACGCCGGCTATGACCTGCCGCCGCTGCAGGTCCACTACCACGAAGTGCTGACCGACCTGACCAATGCCGGCGCCGAGAAGGATGGCCAGGGCCTGCTATTCAAGGACGCAGCGCTCGGCCTCAAGGAAGCCGCCGCGGAGAAGCGTGACAGCCTGCCGGCGCGTATCGAGTGCCTGGAAACCATCCTCGACAACGATTCGGACAGCCATTACCTGATCTGGCATCACCTCGAGGCCGAGCGCCACGCGATCAAGGCGGCTATCCCCGACGCAGTCAGCGTCTATGGAACCCAGGATCTGGACGACCGCGAGCAGGCCATCGTCGATTTTTCCGATGGCAAGTTCAAGTACTTGTCGGTCAAGCCCGAGATCGCCGGCAGCGGTTGCAACTTTCAGCGCCATTGCCACAAGGCGGTCTTCCTCGGCATCAACTACAGCTTCAACGACTTCATTCAGGCGGTGCATCGCATTTACCGGTTCCTGCAGACGCGGCAGGTCGAGATCCACATCATCCATTCGGAGGCTGAGCGCGAGATCGTCAAGACGCTGCAGACCAAGTGGAAACAGCACGAGGAGATGGTCAGCAACATGAGCGCAATCATCAAGGAACACGGCCTGAACAACGTGGCCATGGCGGACGTTCTGGCCCGCACCATCGGCGTCGATCGCCTTGAAGTTCGCGGGGAACGTTTCACGGTGGCGAATAACGACTGCGTGGTCGAGGCCCGGCGCCAGCCGGATAACCACGTCGATCTGATCATCACATCGATCCCGTTCGCCAACCACTACGAATACACGCCCAGCTACAACGACTTCGGCCACACCGAGAACAACGACCATTTCTGGGCGCAGATGGATTTCCTGACGCCCGAGCTGCTGCGCATCCTCAACCCTGGCCGGCTCTACTGCTGCCACGTCAAGGACCGGATCCTGTTCGGCAATGTCACCGGTGCCGGCGCGCCGACGGTCAGCCCGTTTCACTGCGAGGCGATCATGCACGCCCGCAAGCACGGCTTCGACTACATGGGGATGATCACCATCGTTACCGACGTGGTGCGCGAGAACAACCAGACCTACCGCCTGGGCTGGTCGGAGCAGTGCAAGGACGGCACGAAGATGGGTGTCGGCTCGCCGGAGTATGTGCTGCTGTTCCGTAAGCCGCAGACCGACCGCAGCCGCGGATATGCCGATGTGCCGGTCAAGAAATCGAAGGACGATTACACCAGGGCGCGCTGGCAGGTCGATGCGCATGCCTTCTGGCGCTCTTCCGGCAATCGTCAGATCACCGCCGAAGAACTCGCTCAACTCGGCCCGGACAAGCTAGCCAAGGCCTTCACCGAGTACAGCCTGCAGAACGTCTATGACTACGATTTCCACGTCAAGATCGGCGAGGAACTGGAGGTCCGCGGCGCGCTGCCTTCGACCTTCATGAGCCTGGCGCCCGGTAGCCACGACGATGCTGTCTGGCACAACGTCAATCGCATGATCACGCTGAACGGCAGCCAGTCGCAGAAGGGCCTCCAGAACCACGTCTGCCCCCTGCAGTTCGACATCGTGGATCGGCTGATCGAGCGCTACAGCAACAAGGATGAGTTGGTTTATGACCCCTTCGGCGGCCTGATGACCGTTCCGTACCGGGCCATCCTCAAGGGGCGCCGCGGGCAGGCCAGCGAGCTGAACACCAGCTATTTCTTCGATGGCGTGCAGTACCTCAAGTCAGCCGAACGAGAGTTCTCCATGCCGAGCCTATTTGATGTGCTGCCGGAGGCGGCATGAGCAAGCCAGACACATGGATGCCGCTCTACATCGGCGACTACCTGCAGGACACCACCCGGCTATCAACAGAGCAGCACGGCGCCTACCTGCTGCTCATCATGGACTACTGGACCAACGGCCCGCTGCCCGATGACGACGCGGCCTTGGCGCAGGTAACGCGCATGCAGCCCGCGGCCTGGAAGAAGACCCGCCCGTCGATTGCCCGACTGTTCCAGATTGCCGACGGTGAATGGCACCACAAACGCATCGACGAGGAGCTGGACAAGGCAAGCCAGTTCATAGCTAAACAGAAAGCCAACGGATCGAAGGGGGGCAGGCCAAAGAAGAACCCAAACCATAACCCAGATGAAAGCCAGAAAAAACCCATGGGTTTCGATAGGGATAACCCAAACCATAACCCAGATGAAAGCCCGTCACCTTCACCTTCACCTGTAAACCCTCTCTCCGAAGAAAGTAGTGGTGTAACTCAACCTTCGTCAGAGCCGGAAACCGCCAGCAACGCTACTCGGGTCGGGGCTCTCTGCAAGCAGCTGCGCGTCATGGGAATCGACGCCGCCCCGCATCTGCCGGCATGGCCGGACCTGCTGGAGCGCTTCACCGACGAGCAGATCATCGCGGTTGCCGAGATCGCCAAGGCGCGCAAGCCGGGCGAGCGCATCCACCTGCACTACCTCGTCCCGATCCTGAACGAGCCGCCCAAGGCCCCGTCTGCCGGCGCCAAGCGCGCTCCATCCGTCGAGAACTTTGAAGGCCGCGAGTACGGCCAGGGAGGACGCCTGTGAATTCCATCGCCGAGGTCGGCATCCACGCCGAACCCAAGACCCGCACCGACACGTGCGCAACGCACGGACCGTTCGAGGCCAAGTGCTTCATCGGCTCGATCTGGTCGAAGTGCCCGACCTGCAGCGCAGAGGCTGCCGCCCGCGAGAAAGCGGAGCGCGAAGCCAAGGAGCGCGAGGATCGCCGGCAAGTCTGGATGCGGAAGATCGGCGAGGCCGGTATCCCCGAGCGATTCCAGAACCGCAGCCTGCAGAGCTTCGTCGCCGAGACCGACGCCCAGGCCCTCGCGCTGGAGTTCGCCACCGCCTACGCCGACAGCTTCGACGACGCACTGGCCACCGGCCGCAGCGCGCTGTTCATCGGCCGCCCGGGCACCGGCAAGACGCACCTCGCCGTCGGCATCGGCCTGCGGATCATGCACCGCGACAACCGCACGGTGCTCTTCACGACCGTGATGCGCGCCATCCGTCGGGTCAAGGACACGTGGGGGCGCGAAAGCCGCGAGAGCGAGACCCAGGCGATTGCCGCGCTGGTGTTCCCCGACCTGCTGATCCTCGACGAGGTCGGCGTCCAGTTCGGCAGCGACACCGAGAAGCTGATCCTGTTCGATGTGCTGAACGAGCGCTACGAGAAGCGCCGGCCGACCCTGCTCCTGTCGAACCTGAACATCGACGAGGTCAAGGCGTATCTCGGCGAGCGCGTCTTCGACCGGCTGCGCGAGGACGGCGGCGAGGCCATCGTCTTCGATTGGGCCAGCTGGCGCGGCCGGATCGCGGCCTGATGTGCGGCAAGGCGCCATGCGACAGCACGAACTGCACCTGGGGGGAGAAGCACCGGAAGGAATGCGAGGCCCGGGAGGTCATGCGATGGTCGCGGGAAAAGCGGGCCGAGTACTACGCGGATGTGAAGAAACGCCGGGGGGAAGCCGCGGCGCAGGAACTGATCAAGAACGTGAGGGAGCAATGGCAAAAATCACAGACCTTGTTGGGCAACGATTCGAACGGCTGACAGTGGTCAGCCTCGCGGAAATGCGAAACGGCCGGCCACGCTGGGTGTGCCGGTGCGATTGCGGCGCCGATGTGGTTGTCGCCGGAAACCACCTCAAGTCCGGCGCCACGCGCTCATGCGGATGCCTGCAGCGCGAGCTGATGGCGGAGCGCTCTACCTCCCACGGCAAGAGCCGGTCACGCACCTACACGATCTGGGTCCGTATGCGCGACCGCTGCAACAACCCGAAGAACCTGCGATTCAGCCAGTACGGCGGGCGCGGCATCAAGGTCTGCGACCGCTGGCAGTCCTTCGAGAACTTCCTCGCCGATATGGGCGAATGCACGGATGGCATGAGCATCGACCGCATCGACGCGAACGGCAGCTACGAGCCAGGCAACTGCCGGTGGGCAACCGAGAAGACGCAGCAGAACAACCGCACGACGAACCGGATGATCACGTTCGACGGAAGGACGCAGAGCCTGTCCGAATGGGCGCGGGAGATCGGCATCAAGCCGGGCACGCTCCGGAACCGCATTGAAAGCGGGTGGAGCCTTGAAGAAGCACTGAGAAAGGGGAAATTGCAGTGATCACGAGAACAAGAGTCCAGAACAAGGCCGCCGCAGGCCGATTTGCACTCGGACGGTTGAAGACCGGGCAGCGCAACAAGACTGAGTCGGCCTACGAAACGTTTCTGGAGGCGCGCCGTCGGGTTGGTGACGTGCTGTGGTTCAAGTTCGAGGGGGTGAAGCTGCGCCTGGCGGACAACACGTTCTACACGCCTGACTACGCCGTCATGCTCGCCAACGGGCAGATGGAGATGCACGAGGTCAAGGGCTTCTGGCAGGACGACGCCAGGGCGAAGATCAAGATCGCCGCGGAGATTTACCCGTTCCGCTTCCTTGCCGCCCGACCGAAGGCGAAAAAGGACGGTGGCGGGTGGGATGTCGAGGTATTCGAGTGACTGGCTATCGCTGTCCGCTGGCATCGTTGCAGCCATCCCGCCCAGACACCGAGCAGATCAAGCGCGAAGGCTGGCAAGAACAAGGGATTCTGGTGGTGTCCGTCGATGATCACCGGCTGGACTTCGTCCAGCGCGAGTTTGTAAAACAAATGGGAGAAAAACTGTATGGGTCAAAGCGCCACCGCTGAAGTGTTTGCACCGCTGTTCGAAAGCGCGCATGGTGCCTTGGTGTTCGCGTTCAACTTCTCGGGCCAGTGCTACGACCGCCCGATGATGAATCGGCTGGCATCGCCGGCCGTTGGAAGCGGCAAGGGCCTGGTCGGTCTCGACGGCGCTGCACAGGCCGGCATGATCCGGGCCGAAGTTCAGACGCTGGGGAAGTTGGCCGAGGCAATCATCATCGCCAGGATCGCGCCGCGCTCGGTGCCGTGCCACTGCCGCTCCGCGTGCTGCGCCGGGCATAGGCCGAACAAGGAATGGACGGACGCGATCTCCGTCCTCGCCGACTACGTCCGCACCACCGCGCTCGCCGGCTGCACCTCGAACGGCATGCTGCGCCGCGAGTACGTCGTGCGCTACTTCACCCGTAAGGACGACCGCATCAGCCTGGAGGCGCTGGCCGATAAGCACGACATTCACAGGGACACGGTCAGCGCCCACGCGGCGAAGGTCGCCCTGCTGCTCGGAGGTGCCCATCCGAAGAAGGGCAAGCCGGGTGTCCCTGGCCTCGAATCCGCCGCCATGGACGCGATCGAGGACCGGTTGCGCGACATCGGGATGGTCGGCCCATGAAAAGCCATACGGGGCCATAAAGTTATTGACTCCGCAAATCATGCGGAATATAGTGCCGATTCAGATAAGTGCCCGAATTGCCACCAAAACCCGCCCAGCGAAAGCACGGCGGGTTTTTTGTTGCTCCCCTTGTCTCCTCACATCCTTGAGTGGTGCGTTCGGCCCGCCACGGTCACAAGCCGGCGGCGGGCCTTCTTCTTTGGCCTCTTGTCATGCGGAAACTGACCCCGAAACAGCAGCGGTTCGTCGAGGAATACCTCGTCGATCTGAATGCGACTCAGGCGGCCATCCGTGCGGGGTACAGCAAGAAGACGGCCGCATCAATCGGCGAAGAGAACCTGAGAAAACCTGAGATTCAGGCGGCCATTCAGGCAGCCATGAAAGCCAGGCAAGAGCGAACCGAAATCACGCAAGACCGGGTGCTTGCCGAGCTGGCAAAGATCGCATTCGGCGATCAACGGGCGGTCATGGAGTGGGGGCCGAGCGGCGTCAAGTTGCGTGACTCGAAAGATTTGACTGATGACCAGGCTGCGATAGTCGCCGAAGTTTCTGAATCTGTGACGGCAGCTGGCGGCACGCTGAAGCTGAAGACCCATGACAAGGTCGGCGCTCTCAAACTTCTTGGCGAGCACCTTGGCATGTTCAAGCAACGGGTCGAGCTGACAGGCAAGGACGGCGGGCCGATTCAATCCCAGGACGCGCCTCCTGACCTGTCGAGCCTAACCGATGAAGAACTTGAACAGCTTGCGCGCATCGTTGCCAAAGCCGGGGGAAATTCGGCAGGAGCAGCTTAGACGCGAGAAGCAGCGCTGCGAGGCGGACCACTTACATTTCACCAAGGCGTTTTTCCGACACCGGCAAGGGATCGACTTCCGCGTCAATTGGCACCATCGCCTGATCAGCGACACGGTGCAGCGCGTCATCGACGGCGAGCTGAAAAACGTCGTCATCAACGTCCCGCCGGGATCGTCGAAGACCGAGGTCGTGGCGATCAACCTGATCGCCCGGGGCCTTGCGATCAACCCGCGGGCGCGCTTCCTGCACATCAGCTACTCGGACGACCTGGCGCTGCTGAACAGCGAGACGGCCCGCGAGATCGTCCAGTCCGAGGAGTTTCAGGAGCTATGGCCGCTGGCCATCGCCGACGACGCCAAGTCGAAAAAGCGGTGGAACGTCATCCACGACGGCAAGAAGGCCGGCGGCGTCTATGCCGTCTCGCTCGGCGGCCAGATCACCGGCTTCCGTGCCGGCCACATGGCCGAGGGCTGGCAGGGCGCGATCATCATCGACGACCCGCTGAAGGTCGAGGACGCCTACAGCAAAACGGCCCGCGCCAAGGCGAACCGCAAGCTGATCTCGACGGTGAAGAGCCGGAAGGCCAACCCGGACACGCCGATCATCGTGATCATGCAGCGTCTGGCCGAGGAAGACCCGACCGGGTTCATCAAGGCCGGCAAGGTCCCCGGGGAGTGGGAGTTCATCAACATCCCGGCCCTGATCGACGACGAGTACGTCGAGGGGCTGCCCGAGAAGTACCGCGAGCTGATCGAGGAATCGGAGCGCGACGAGCAAGGCCGATTCAGCTACTGGCCCTACAAGGAGCCGCTGGCCGACCTGCTGGAGCTGGAGGCCAAGGACCGCTACGTCTTCACTGGCCAGTACCAGCAGCGCCCTTCGCCCCTGGGCGGCGACATCATCCAGGGCAAGTTCTTCGGGCGCTACAAGGTCGTGCCGCCGCTGCGCTTCCGCAAGGTGTTCGCCGACACTGCCCAGAAGACGGCCGAACGCAACGACTACAGCGTGTTCGAGTGCTGGGGCCTTGGCGAGGACGGCCGCATCTACCTGCTGGACATGATCCGCGGCAAGTGGCCGGCGCCCGAGTTGAAGCGCCGCTCCATCGCCTTCTGGACCAAACACAAGGAGGCCGGCGACTTCGAGGCGCCGCTCCGGCAACTGCTGATCGAGGACAAGTCGAGCGGCACCGGGTTGATTCAGGACATTCAGGCCGACGGCGGCATCCCGGTGAAGGGCATCGAGCGCGTCGCCGACAAGCTGACCCGCGTCATGGACGTGGTCAGCTACATCGAGTCCGGGCTGGTGTTCATCCCCGAGGCGGCGCCCTGGGTGAGCGACTTCGTCGCCGAGTGCGAGGCCTTCACGGCCGATGACACGCACGCCCACGACGACCAGATCGACCCGATGGTCGATGCCATCAACGACATGCTGGCCAAGAAGCGCAGCATCTACGACAACCTGTGAGAAACCACATGGCCAAGAAACGCGAAGTCAAGACGGCCGATGCCGCCCTGGCCATGACGCGCCAGCCGGTCGGCGACGGCCTGGAAAACGTCGTCGCCGGCCTCGGCACGGACCGGGACAAGCGCTCCTACTCCGTCTGGGCCGATCCCCGCATCCTGACCCGTCAGGAGCTGGAGAACATGTACCGGGGCAGCTGGCTGGCGAAGAAGATCGTCAATGCCGTGGCCGACGACATGACCCGGGAGTGGTTGCATGTCACCTTCGACGGCGAGGAGCTGGGAACCGCCATCGAGCAGGCCGAGAAGCGTTTCGCACTGAAACGCAAGACCAACGAGGCCCTGAAGTGGTCCCGGCTGTACGGCGGCGCCGTCATCATCATCGGCACCCGCGACAGGAACCTGGCCAAGCCGCTGGACGTGAAGAACGTCCGCAAGGGCGACCTGCGCTATCTGCACGTCGTGGATCGCTGGCGCCTCTCGGCGGCCGGCTCTTTGAACCGGGATCTGGAAAGCCCGAACTTCGGCATGCCCGACAGCTACGTGCTGGCGGAATCGACCGTGCAGGTCCATCACACCCGGGTGCTGCGCTTCAACGGCGAGAAGCTGCCCTACTTCGCATGGCTGCGGAACGCCATGTGGGACGACTCGGTCCTGCAGCACGTCATGGACAGCCTGATGAACTGCGACACGACGACGCAGGCCATCGCCACCATGATGTTCGAGTCGAACGTCGATGTGGTGAAGTCAGAAGGTCTGGCCGATGTGCTGGCCCGCAAGGACGGCGAGGCGGTGCTGACCAAGCGCTTCCAGGTGGCCGCGCTGCTCAAGAGCTTCAACCGCATGCTGCTGCTCGATGGCACCGAGAGCTACGAGAAGAAGCAAAACAGCTTCGCCAACCTCGACAAGGTCATCCAGCAGTTCATGATCGACGTGTCGGGCGCCGCCGACATTCCCATGACGCGCCTGTTCGGGCAGTCGGCCGCGGGCCTCAACGCCACCGGCGACAACGACGTCCGCAACTACTACGACATGGTGTCGGCGAAGCAAGAGGCCGAGCTGCGCCCGCAGCTGGAGTACCTGTACGAGGTACTGGTGCGCTCCGAGCTTGGGCACATGCCCGACGATTTCCGCTTCGACTTCAATCCGCTCTGGCAGCTCTCCGAGACCGAACAGGCGACCGTCGAAAAGACGCGAGCCGAACGCGACCAGGTCTATCTGAACGCCGGCGTGGTCACCGAAGGGCTGGTGGCCAGGGAGCTGAAAGAACGCGGCACCTACCGCAACATGACCGACGACGACATCGATCTGGCCGAGGAACTCGCCAAACCGATGGACGAGAACGGCGAGGTCGGCAAGACCCCGGGCGCAAAACCGCCGGAGGGCGGCGAAGGCGGCGACGATGACGAGCAAGTCGCCGGCGTGGCGCAGGGCGGCAAGGCAGCGCCGGCCACATCCGGGGGCGAGTAATGGCCATCATTGAGCTGCGTCATGTGGTGCGTGCCATGCCCCACGGCGCCCGCCTGCGGAAGCGGCGCGGCCGGCTGCTCAAGCCGGTCAAGCCATCACACAAGGTGGAGCTCTGGTACAAGCAGCAACTGCTCGCCGTCGTGGCCCAGCTCCGCAAGATCGCCCGGGAGGAACTGCTGCCCGAGCTGCGGATGCTTGAACCGCTGTATTCGTCGGCATCAGATGGCATGGCCAGAGATCGGATGGGCTTCGCCGGCCCCCAGATTGAGGAACGCATCGGCGCGCTGAAGCGCAGGTTCGGAGGCATCGCCGGTGTAGCGCAGCGACTCGCAGAAGCAGCGACGCGGCGCAGCCTGGAAGCGGCAGATGATCGCCTGAAAGCCTCCGTGCAGGCATCCGCCGGCATCGACATCAGCGGTTTCCTGTCTCGTCAGGGGCCGATCCAGTCGGTTGTCGAGGCGGCCACGAAGGCGAACGTCGCGCTCATCAAGTCGATTCCCGAGCAGCACTTCGACAAGCTCCAGGATGCCTTGCTGAAGAACATGGAGCGCGGCATGCGCTTCGAGGACCTGGCCAAGGAGATCGAGCGCATCGGCGACGTGACCGAGAGCCGCGCCAAGCTGATCGCCCGGGACCAGACGAGCAAGCTGAACGGGGCGATGACGCAAATCCGGCAGATGTCTCTCGGCATCGAGCGCTACGTCTGGCAGACCTCCGGCGACGAGCGTGTGCGCGATGCCCATGCCGATCTGGACGGCCGCGAGTTCCGCTGGTCGGACCCGCCGGCAGAAGGCCATCCGGGGGAGGCCGTCAATTGTCGATGCGTAGCCATCCCGGTGTTCGACCTGGACGATCCTGATGATGCCGGTGGCGTTGAGGCGGGTGCCATTTCCGCGCCAAGCAGCGTGCTTTCCGTAGGCGCCGCCGCCGTGACGATTGCCGCGATGTTCGGCGAGATGACCGCGAAGGTGTATCGATGACCAAGAAGACGATTCAGGCCCGCGACTTCATGTCGCTGACCAGCCGGCAGATGACGGCCGAGGGCTACATGGTGGCGCCCGGCAATCTGGCGCGCACCGGCGTGCAGGACTACCGGGCCTACGAACTCGGCCTCGACGCCGACGGCATGGACCCGATGAAGGTCATCCGTCTGCACCGGCCGCCCGAGGAGGTTTTCGACACGGCCAGCATGGCCAGCTTCGAAAGCAAGCCGATCACGATCGAGCACCCGCCCGTCGCGGTGACCGCCGACAACTGGACGGAACTCGCCAAGGGCGAAGTGCGCGACGTGGCCCGATCCGGCGACCTCATGACGGGGACGCTGCTGATCAAGGCGAAGGACGCCATCGAGGCGCTGCAGGCCGGCAAGGTGCAGCTCTCGAACGGCTACACCTTCGAACTCGACATGACGCCCGGGACGACGGCCGATGGCCGCGCCTACGACGGCGTCCAACGGAACATCCGCGGCAACCACGTAGCACTGGTGGATGCAGCGAGGTGTGGTTCGGCTTGCCGAATCGCTGATTCTCAACCCAAATTGGAAGGAAATACGATGCCCGACGCAAAGCGCAAAGTCACCGTTGACGGCATCCCGCTGGAGGTGGAAGACACCGCGGCGGGCGTCATCGACACCCTGATCAAGCAACGCGACGAAGCACGCGATGCTCTGACTCCCCTGAAAACCAAGGCAGCCGAGGCCGATGGCCTGAAGGTTGCGCTCGACAAGGCGCACGCCGACATCGAAGCCCTGAAGAAGGACGTCATCACCCCCGAAGCCCGGGATGCGATGGTCGCCGAGTGGGCCAAGCTGATCGGCGACGCCAAGCGCCTCGTCCCCGACCTGGCCACCGACGGCAAGACCTGCCTCGCCATCCGCCGCGAGGTGATCGGCAC